CATAACCTATAAAACCTAACGCAGACATTGCATCGAATGCACCTTCTTTTGTATACTTAACAGGTTTCTTTTTAGCTGGAAAAATTTTTTCTTCCGTTGCTAAAAGCATTTTAGTAAAATCATCATAGTTTTCTATGTCTGCTTTCTTTTTCTTCTTAGGTCTAGTATAGAAAGGATATTCTTGAGATCTTAAATCTTTTTTTATTTCTTTTTTACCGTAGCCTCGTTTATCTCCTTGAGTTACATCTCCACTAAGACCTACATCAATAATGTTTTTTTGAATATCACTCCAAAGAGTTCTTTTGTCTTCGGCCATTTTACGCCTCCGATGGTAGGACTAGGTTGACTCCGTATTTAGCGTTAAAATTATCAACGTCTTGTTGTGTTTGAATTTGTGCAAAATCTCCTAAAGCAGCAGCACTACTTACTAATAATCTTACAATGTCATCTGTAATTTCTACCGGTAATCTTGATCTTAATTCTTCATATGAAAGTTGATCAGGCATCACTCCTTCTTCAACTGTTTCTTGCATAGCCATCTCACCTTTAGGTGTCATGACATCTACGTCCGTTTGTTCTACTAATTCTCCTTGTTGGTAACCAGCTCTGCCACCTTTTTTATATTCTCCTGTAACCATACCTATTCTTCTCTTTTGAGCTTCTTTTAAATACATATCAGTTGCTTTTCTTCTTAATTCAGCTAAATTTTCAGGTCTACTCAACCATTCTGCTATGGTAATTTGTTCACCATTTTCGACCACAGGCTCACCATTTGCATCAAGATAAGGGCCTCCTCCTATACCATCTTCATTTAAAAGGGCTTTTTTAAATTCATTATATGCATCTTCTGCATAACCTTCCACTTTCCATAAAGCTTCAATTTCAGGATTATCTTTTATGTAAGGTTGCATTTTATTCCATATTCTTATTTTTTTTCTATCATGTTCTTCTTGAGTTATTTTCCCTGCAGCAAGATCATCTGTTAGGCCAAACAATTGATCAGTGTAAGTTCCTATAGCAGCTGATTTTTGTTCAGCACTAAACATACTTTTATCGGATTCACTAAGAGCAGTAGCTCTTGCATCTATATATGATTTAATTAAATCTTTTTCTTCTTCTCTTTTAGAAGTCTCTTCATACATTTTTCTTTGTTGAAATTGTGAAAAAGGTTCTTTAGCTGATTGTGCTGCTGTTTGAAATATATTTCCTTGAGGAGATCTAGATGCTAAATCTAAACCAAAACTAATTAAAAAATCATTAAGGTTCGTGCTCCGTGGTCTTTGGCCCACTTGTTCTTGATAAGCTTTTCTAAATTTAGGATAACCTTTAAGTAAATCATTGGGGTCGATGTCTCCTTGATAACCACCAGGTTCAACGACTCTTCCTCTTTTATACCCCGGTCTCAATCCAGAAGTAATACCTTCACCAGCACTACCGCCTTTTCTAAACATAGGTCTGTGTAAATATTTATTCATGATTAATTAGTTTGGTTTCTATATGGTCCCATTATGTTTCCATAGATTCCTGACAATACAGATCCAGTACCTAACGCAGTTTGCAACGGTGTCGGGTTAGGCATTACTTGAGATTGATATTGTCCTGGTGCACCAGATGCAATACTAGCAATACCTTGACCAAGATAACCTAGTCTTTCATAAGGTTCATATGCTGCTAATCTATTTTGCTCTCGTGTAGCATCTAATTGAGCCTGCGCTTGTGCTTGTTGAGTCGCGCCCATTTGACCCAATCCGGTAACGTCGGCTGCTTGTAATTGTGGTATAGTTCCAGCCAGTTGCATTTGATTCATGTATGCTTGCTGTGCTGCTTTTTGTGCTTGACCAAAACCTGATTGTAATAAACCTGATTGTAGTAAAGCTCTATTCATATCTGATTTGTTTTGATACTCTGCTCTCATCACACCTTCACGTCCACCGCCTAAGTTTCCAGACTGTGCTGCAAGTAAACCTATTCCTGATAAACCTTTTTGTGCTTGAAGATCATATTCATCCAGAGTTGCATCAATAACATCCTGTTGATACGGAGACATAAAAGATTGATAACCTGTTGGTCCTGTGTATGCTGAAGCTTGTGTAATATAAGGTTGATAGGCACCAATTCCTTGACCCGCTAATGTATAAGCTTGTGTTTGAAAAGGATCTTGTGCCGCAACAGTTGGCGCAAACTTCCCAGTGTCCAACGGCGCTGTCGTCATTGCCGTTAATTGTTTTCCATAATCCTTTTGTAGGTCTTCTACATATTGTGGTGGTAACGCTTGTGTTTGTTGTACAGCCATTATATTACCTCACTTAATCTTTCCGAAACTTCGAACATTTCTCTAGCTCCTTTTAATCCTTGAGACTCCTCTGATATTCTACCACCATTTTCTAAATTTTTCATCACATTTTCCATGATCTCTGCGCCTTTATCGATGTCTCCATCACCTGCGCCTCTAACGGCATCAGCTGTAAACACAAACTCATTTTTACTTAATCGTGCTGGAACGTCGTCAGCTTTTTCTTGTCCTCCAATAGGGACAAATCCACCTTCTTGTCTATAATCTTTTTCCATGCCACCTAGATCCATTAGGCCACCTTCTTGAGCTCCGATTCTTCCGCCTTGAGCCATGTCTAATTCTTTTTTAAGTTCTTCTAATCTTTTTTGTTTTTTAATTTTATTTTTTTGTTGTGGTGTAAGCTCTTCAGCTGCAGCTTTTTCATCCGCCCAGAATTTCCACCAAGGAGTTGTATCTCCACCTCCAGCCATATACATTTGACCTACGTCTCCTTGACGATATAAATCTGCTTGTTTCATAATCTCTGTTATGCCTCCTAGTCTATCTTGCATAGCTGTTTTTCTAGCATCTTCCATTGTGTTTTCTGATGGAATAGATAGGCCACCGGAATATAATCCTGCTCTTCCACCTTGAGCCATGATGTCTATATTTTTAGTTTCTTTAGCTCCTAAGAAAGGATATTTAATTCTGATTGCTTCTAATTTTTTACCTGTTGGATCTTTGAATGCTTCAATAACTTCTTCTCTTATTTCTCTAATTTTTAATGGGACTCCTCTGTCCATTTCTTCAACCACCTCATCAACTTCTGTAGCTGCAGTGTAAGCACCAGCTGCTGCTGATAAACCTAAAATACCTAGCGTTGCTTTATTGTCTAAGCCAAACTGTTTAATAGATTCTAAGACACTTCCTGTTCCTGTTTTTGGTATTACATCTTTTGATCTTACAATAGTTTTTGCACCGGCGTCTTTTAACGCTTCTGCTTCAGCTACCCAAGCATCCCCACCTTCGTGTATAAGAGATGGTTTAAGATCTCCTGATGCTACTCTCTTCGAGTGAAGACCTAAGTCAGTACCCTCTGTTGGATCTACAGGTGTTTTTCCTTTAAATAATTCTTTTATACCACCACTACCTATTGGTGAACTAAATCCGCCTCTAAATCCTTCCAGTCCTCCTCTGAATGCTCCACCTTGAGTAAATGGGTTTTGTTGAAAATCTGCTCCACCCAAGTATCTTGAAAGTTGACCACCACCATAAGTCATTAGTCCTGATTTTAAACCTCTACTTAAACTTCCGTGTTGATCGAATCCTCCAATACCTGCCATAGCTCCAGCTAACGCTGGGTTAAATGGTGCAACAAATGGCGCGGCCACTGTTGCAATTTTAGCTGCTTCGTTCGGTATTAATTTTCTAATTCTTTTTTTTAATGAACTTCCAAGACCATAACGTCTTCTTCCACCAAGATCCATGATTCCACCATAAGCTGCCATCTGTCTGTTAGGCATAGGTTGTGCAGAACTCATTTGGCCTTCCGCCATAACTTGTTCTATAAACTGTTGGAAAGACATTGGTTCTAATCCTTGTTCTTGCATTTCAAAGACGTATTTTTTATACTCTTCTTCTAGTTGAGCCATCATCATTTGTTGCTCTTGTCTAGGGTCTTGAGGTCCCTCATTTCCTTCATATGTTATAGAGGGTGCTCCGGTTTCTAAAGTGTCTGAAATATTAATATCTGTTATTGCCATAATTTTGTCTTATTTTAATGTTGAAGCAGGGTATATTTCCTGATCTTATACTTTACTTTGTTTTTGCGAACAAATCAAGAGCTGGCATGATTACTTTAACGTCTCTTCGAATGTCTTTTTTATCAATGCCTTGAGCCTTCCATTCCTCCTCGGTTTTATATATTTCCCCTGTTTTAAGGTTAGAAATAGTAGTTATAATTTTTTCGGGTTCTACCACTTTCATTATGTTGTTACCTCTTTCTTGATGTTTAGATAGCTGACAGCAAAATCAAATGAAGCTGTGCTGCCTGCTTTAATTGTAAGGGTTGTTCCTCCTTCGACTATCAACGGTTGGGTTAATAATTCTTTAGTAGTATCAGCTGTTAAAGCTGCTGATTTAATAGCTGTTATAGAGTTATTTGTAACAATAGGACTAGGTGTGCCAGCCGAAGTTACTAAAATAGATTTAATAACATATGTTTCACTTACTAAAGGATTACCACTTCCAAAAGGATTTAATTCTCCGTTAGTGGTATCATTGTCTATTCCTACAAATTTATACTGGTTGACTACAGCCATTATTCTAAAAAGAAGCTTCTAGCTTCTATCTCCTGTTTTAATTCTTCTTGAAAAGTAGTATTTAATTTTTCTAAGACGGCGTCTAAATCTCTTACTAAAGATTGAGCTACGTCTTGTCTGTAGTCTTCGCTAGCTCGGGTTAATGATTGTACTATTTTTGCCATTATGTATATGTAATTGGGGTATCCTCTACTCCTTTATAAAGATTCTGTCGATATGGATCTGCTACTCTAAATCTGTGTACAAAATCATCTTCGACTACTTCATCTTCAACTCCGTCGTCGTAAAGATTTTGTGCATAATAATCATTATATAAAGGGAGTGCCATTGGTATAATACCGTGACCTCCTTTATCGGGACCAGTAGTAGGACCAATAGGTCCTTCCAGGTGAGGATTTCCCATAGTAAATCTTCCGGTTGAATATGGATTGTCATCTTCAACAGAAGTACCAAAAAGTTTTTTTCCTAATCTCCATGCATTAGGAAACAAACCAAATTTATTATAAAAATCTTCAATCCCACTTAAAAACCCTTTTGTTTTTTGACCGTAAGGGTTTGTTGAATATTGTTGTATTGCTAGTTCTCTTCCTTCGTCACCGCCTCGTGTTGCTGCTGTGTCAATCGCTTGTTGTGCAATAGCTTGATGTCGCTTTCCTCCTCTATCGTGGCTATTATCATCTCCACCTACACCTGGAGCTCTGCCACCTGTACCACCAAAAGCAAGAGCTAATCTCATAATCCCACCATTAGCTGCATGAATCTTACTTCCATAAGTATCTGTCCAGTCTCTTGCGATCTCTGGTTCGTTAGCCCATAGATATCTTCTTTGTGCTTCTGATTTAAATGGCATTATCGTCTTCCTCCTGCATGTACATCTAACCTAAATGTGCCTAATTTCCAATTAGAATCTACTGCAGTATTAGATATTTTCACTGCAACCGCTCTGCCTCTAGCTCTACAAGATTTATACTGGGTAGAAGATGTAATGGTGAATGGTCCTAGTGATGAACTAGCTGCTGTGTCATTTGGAAAATCTCTTAAGTCTAATTCAACAATAGTATTCCCTGCCTGAGTTAGAAAGTCTGGCAAAAATCTACTTACTCTCATTATATATTCCCCATCTCCTCTAAAAGTAATTCCTTGTCTTTGATCCTGTGTAATATCAAAATCTCCAGATAAAATGTTAGCAGGAATGGCCGCTGTAGTTCCTATCTTAACTTGATTAACTCCTGTTTCATGTTCATAATAATAAGTAACTCCCTCAGTATTTCCAGTCACATCAAAAGATGTATCTGTATCGGCATCATAATAAGTTGCATGAGGTAAACCAAAAATAGCTGAGTCAATCCAAGTTGTTCGTGGCCACAATGAATTAGCATTGGTATACCAAATAGGTCTATTAATTGTTGAATCTAAATAACTATATATAACACATCTATTATTAACATTTGAATCAGACGTAGGATAGAACCATAATACTTCTCCAAACAAGTTATTTAATCCACAATAAATCATTTGATTAGATGTTTTATTAAGATCATCATAAACATAATCTTCAACCAAACAATCTAAGGATTCCAGTTTACCTGTAAATCTAAAGAAACCATTTTCTGACATCCAGTATGCAGCACCATCCACTTCGACGGCTGCATTTTTTCCAATTAACCCACAGTTGGTACCTACTTGCTCATAGGCGAAAGTAAAGGGCTGACCTACAAAACGCATGGTGAATAATGAGGTATCCGTCCAAACGTAAAGTGCATTTCTTCCTAATTTCGCTCCCATGATCCGTGATCCGGCAGCCAGTCTTTGTGTACCAGCACTATTCGTTGCAGTAGGTGTCCAAGTGTTAATATCCTCCTGAGAAGAGAATCTTATAAACATATCATCTTGCGTAGTAGTGGTTCCAATTGTTGTTTCAGTTCCAAATAAAACTAAGTGACGATCAGGAGTAGATACTAACATATCTCTAGATGCAGTGGGTGCACCTGACACAATAGTTGCTCTTGTTGCAGTAGCATTGGATGCATCTGCGTCCCATTCAAATACAGCTCCATTAACTATTAATGCAACTAATGTACTTCCTAAATTATCTAATGACCATAAACCAGGTTCAGCCACTTTATCAGTTGTGGCTGCTGCTTGACCCCATGCTGCGTAATCACTGGTATTAGTAACTGTTGCACCATCAGAATGAGCAGCCCTAGTTGTTCCTCTCACTGCTCTTGTAATTCCTGTTAACGTTGTGCTTCCTGAAACTCCGGTGTAAGAAATTTCTTCGCTTCCCACTTGAATATAATTCGTTCCTGTAGTTGGAAAACCTGTAACAGAATCTAAAACAATACTTGTTCCTGATCCGCCAGTTCCATAAACATTATCCCCTAAAGCTCCATCTAAAGTATTAGTTTGAGGGTTAGTAACTGTACCACCGAATTGAGATATACCCCAGCCGTAAACTCCAACTTGTTCAGCCGGACCTACATGGTAGTATCTATAATAAGTTATACCTCCAGAAGTTGTGGCTCCTGAATCAGTTTCAGTAGCCCCTGCATTTATTTCTATAGTAGTTGTAGTAGGAACATCATTCACCATAAATTTTTTGTCACAAAAAGTTGTGTCATCAAAACTTGAATTAGTAATAGCACTAAATGTAGCAGAATCTCCAAATAGGATTATGTCTCCTGTTTGAAAATTATGGGCAGAAGAAAATGTTACAGTGACCGTAGATTGACCGTTCGTTGTGGTAAATGCATTGGTGATAGCTGTACCTGATGGATTAGTTAAAGGATGAATATCATAATAAACCCCTCCAGAATATGCATATAAAATTCTATTGGTTCCCAGTATGGCATACTTAATACCCTCTTTATTAACCATATGATGCAATGCTCGTGTAGCACCCGTTAATTTTTTGTCACCTAAAGAAGACCAACCTCCTACTTTTTCAGGTGTACCATATCTAAAACGCACATTTTCCCCATCAGTCCATTGAGCTTCTGCTCCTGTGGGGGTTTTTTGTTTGTTAAAGCCTGGTAAAAATCCTATTTTTTGTAACATAAAATACCTATTTAAGTAAAGGGTTAGATACTATAGCTAAAAGCTACATAAATCAATATGGTTATTTTCTGTAAACAGAGTCTCCTACAATTAAATAGTCTAGGTCAGAATGCTTTAAAAGATCAAAGGCATCTTTGGGTTTACCAGCTATAGGTTTACCATTATCATTTAAAGATGTGTTTAAAAGCATAGGTAACCCTGTTAGTTTTTCAAACTCATCTAGCAGTTGATAAAAATAATTATGTGTAGGGTTGACTGTTTGAATTCGACTGGTGCCATCTACGTGTGCTATTGAGTCAAATATCTTATCTTTAAATTTAACACTATATAACATAAATTCACTTTCACCATCCCAATTAAAATAATCTTTTGTTTTATCTAATTTAATAGATGCAGCAAAGGGTCTATAATCTTCTCGATGTTTTACTTTATCATTTATAATACTTTTTCCATTTTTAACTTCAGGACTCATGAGAATAGACCTATTTCCTAAAGCTCTAGGCCCTATTTCTCCGTGCCCTTGATACCAACCTACTATTTTTCCTTGAGCCAACTCATGTGCAGTTTGTTTTATTAATTGGTCCGAGGGCAATGTTTCAGGAATAATGTCTGTTTGCCAAAATGGAAAATTAGTCGCATTAAATTTTGGTTGTTCAAAATGCCTTCTTAAAAACTCCACTACCCCTAAACTTAAACCCTCATCTGCGCAATGTGGTGGAATTACAATATTGGGATATTGGTTTTTAAGCTCACTATTAATACATATATTTTGAGCAACACCACCAGAATAAGTTATAATGTCCTTTGAGTTACAATACTTACTAAAAAATTCAGGAAAGGCTTTTTCCATACGATTATGAATCGTTCTAACATAATCTAAAAAATTATGTTTAGAAGCTATTCTACTTCCTACTGCTTTAATAAAAGGGTGTATATCAAATATTTTTTGTGAATCTTCTAAGGGAAATTGAGATATATAATTATTAAATTCTTTATTTAATTTTCCAAACGATTGGAGCGCCATCACTTTACCAGCTAAATCCACTCCCATTCCTTTTATCTTAAGTGTTCCCGCACACTGTTCTGCTAAAAATTTTCCAAATGAATACATTTCATCATCTAACGTGAAACATTTTTGTATTTTATTTTTAGAAAAAACACTGCAAGTTCTATATAAATCACCAAAACCATCTAACACAAAATCAGTAGATGACCTATCTGTTAACATCCAAGAAGACAAACTGTGAGCGTAGTGATGATCTATTTTAAAAATAGGACACTTTAAACTTGTAAAAGGTTCAAAAGGTATGTTTATATTTTTATATAATTTACCTTCATCTTCTCCTAACCACTTAAAAGCATATGAATCTAATACAACGCCTATTGCATCTATTTCATTTAAATTAAAATTTAAAATATTAGATGATTCTAACCAAGAAAAAATATCATTATATGCAAAATGTTTTATTTGATTTGTTCTTTCTGGTTTAAAATATTTTACATTAACACCATCTGTATACGTAATATTAGAGTCGTGCTCTCCAATTCTCGCCCCTAAAAATTTCATACATCTATATTTCCACTTATTGTTATAGCAGGGTTAGTTTTTTTAACCATATGCTCTAAATAACTAGGAAATATAATCATTTGATTTTGTTTTACTTGAGGAAAAAAAATACAATCAATATGTTTATTTACCTTAGTTGCATAAATCATATCATGGCTTGCGTGAAAAAATACTGTGTGTGGTGTTTGAAGTTTTTCATATATAATGAATGAGAAAGAAGAATTAGGATGCATATGTCTTTCTTGAAAATCATTATTATTGTAAACATTTCTCCAAACACTTGAAATCGTACAGTCAAAAATTTTAAAATCTTGCAAACAATTAATTATCTGTTCTTTTAAATACCTCATACCTTTTTCCGTTATTTTATTATTATTAGTTCCATAAGAAGATAAAGTGCCACTCAACCACCTTCTTTTATACTCTTCGGTGATAAGCTCAAGTTTTGAACTGTCTATATCTTCGATCCATATAGGCGTGGAAAAAATATTAAGTCTCATTTATTTTCTGGTTCAATTGAATCCTTACCCTCTCCAAAAGACTGTATGTTTTTAACATCTTCAGGAAAATTTTCTTGAAAATTGACTATTATAGCCATTAAATTATTAACTATATGTTTTAAAGATTTCGCAGGAAGGTCAAAACATTTTTTTTCATTTATAATTTTTATTTCTAATTCGGAAAACTCAATTTTAGCTGACCCATCTTTTTTGTATTGTATTATTTTCATCTTTTTACATCTCCTTTATAATTTGCGTACTCACCATCTCTATCAACGTAATGAAGAAAAGCTTGAATATGATAATCTCCATCAAAAGGTTCTCTCCAATGCTCTAGTTTACATCCATTATAAATTATAGCATCACCTTTATTCAATATAACTTTTGTTTCATCCATAAAAATACCCCAATCATTTTTATCGGAATCAATAAAAACAGTTGCACTTACTTCACAAGATGGTCTATCGCTGTGTTTTTTAAGTTCAGCACCATAAGTATAACATCTCCAAAAACTATAAGTTTCATATAATTTAATATTAATTTCTTTTTCAATTAAAGATCTTTTTTGACTTGAAATAGTTTCTATTAAAGGATCTTTGTAAAAAGCTGTATCTCCATTATTACTTTGTTCAAAATCAAAACTATCTCTATTTTTAAAATGCCTTAATTTGCAGTAATCTTTTAACAAATTAATTTCTTGTTCATTCAAAAAATTAGGAATAATTTTATAACTTAATTTATCTAAAGCAACCATGATACAACTGTATACCTTTTACCTTTCGTAACTTTTTCAACTGAATGTGGATAAAGAAAATTTGAAGGCCACACAATAACACTACCAGGTTTTGGACTTACTGACATGACTTTTGTAAGTTCTTTAGTTGGATTATAAAAAGTTACTTCACCGCCTTCATAATCATTATTTAAAAAAAGAATCATACTTAAAGTTCTCGGTGCTGAAGAATGATGATCATGGTGTGGCGTATAAAAACCTCCTTCTTCATATTTTAAAGCATCGATTGTACTTACTTTGGTACAATATATTTCTGTTTTATAAACACTTTTATACTGACGAAAACATTCTATAAAAAGACCGCTTAAAAAATTTGTCCAATGAACATTACTATAACTTGTATCATTTATAGGGTTATGTGTAAATGACCAGCAATCAGTGTTTCTAATATCCTTATCAACAGTGGGGCCTCCCTTTTCAGAACCAATTATTGTTGTAGGTTTAAATTTAATTTTGTTGAGATATTTTATTAAAGAACCAACTATTTTTGGATCTAAAGCATTATCAAATGTTTTAATAAAATCTTTTAATTCCATTTTTTTTTATTCCAAAATAAATTTTTATAATTGTTCCAAAAAAATTTAGTGATTTTTAATTGTTTTATAAAGTGTTTACTTTTTGTGCCTTCTACAGTTTTCATTTTCCACTTGTCTCTTTTAAAAGGAATAACTTGAACATAAGGGGTTCCTCTTTTTATTACTGTTTCTAATGTTGGGTATTTATCTCCATTAATTACTATTGGAAAATTAATAGCCATCTCAAAAGTATCCGTATCAACTATTCCAGAAATAATTTCAAATCTATCGTCATTATTATTTAAAAGAGGTACAAATAAGCAAGAATATCCAGGTGGGGTCTTAATAATGTATGGATTTAAAATTTTATAATGAGATAAACCTTTATTTTTTTTATTTAAAGGGCACTTCTCTCCCAATTGTTCTGGGGGATGTATTTCAGGGTATCCTGAGTTTAAATTTATTCCTTTAATATTGAAAAGGTCACGTTCTACATGATGATAAGAAACTCTAAAACTTGAATCTTTTTCATTATTTTCATTTATAAAATTATGTTTTATATAAAAATCCTGGTCTAATTTTAATATATAACCAGCACTTAAAGAATCTAAAAAAGGCATACAACTTTTAATGGTTTTTTTAAACTGACTAGTTTCAAGTTTTTTATACCAATCAGGTATATTTAATTTAGCCGGTATAGGAAAGTTATCCTTAAATAATTCTTTAGAATCTTCAGGATAAATAAATTCTATTATTTTTTCTTTCATCAATAATTTCTTTCATCAGCAATGTAAATAATAAATTAAAATGCGTTTAAGGCCATGAATTTATTATCATCCCTCATTTTTTGGGGAAGGTGCACTGTAGGATAAGTTAAACTTTCTACATCAATTGAGTTTAAATATTCCATTATTTCATTTGCTTCTGTTTTTTTAGAATGATTTGTTTTAACAGCAAGTGCATCCCTTAAGTGAGATTTAAAATTTTCAAGTTCATTTGTAAAAACTTCTTTATTTACTGTACCTTCATCTGTTATTGGTAGCGTTACAAGCGTGGGAGTATTATTTGATATTTCAACTTCTTTGACCCCATTAAATACGTCTTCATACTCACTGTCGGTGATATCAAATATTTTATATAAATGATTATAACCTCTAGTTATATATTCTAAATCTGTATCTGTTTTAGCGTAACCAATAAGATCTCCTAATTCTAAAGTGTCTATATTTCTAAAAACTATTTGAGCCATGATGTTATCCGAGATCTTCGAAGATTTTTATTCCCCCAGCTAGTCCTGCTCCTCCTATTACTGAAGATCCAGGGCCTGCGCTTTTGCCACCGAAACCGGTCTGTTGTATACTAGGGTTACCTAGCGGTAGGGTCGAATCCCCAACGTAGACAATAGACTCATCATAAAATCTATTCATAGAAGTTTGGCTAGCATTACCGTGTCCTGCTTTTCCTTCCGCGTTACCAGGAACTGAAATATCTAAAGTTGCTCCTGTACAAGATCCCATTGTTCCACCAGTTCCAGGATTAGGGCCTCTATTTCCTCCGGCGCCACCGTTTGCTACAAAATTTGTATTAAAAGTAGATGCAGTTCCTGCACTTCCCGGAGAGTTGGCATTTCCGCCAGCACCTGCTGCACCCAAAGCATATGGCACTGCATAAGGTTGTGAGATTGGTGTTGCTAAAACTCCAAAACCACCGAAACCTCCTCCTCCACCTTTCCCGGAGTCGGGAGTTAGACTTCCAGCACCACCGCCGCCGCCTCTCAGATAAACCATAATTTTGCCCGCACCTGGAGAAGCAGTATAAGTTCCATTTGCTCCACTTGAGGGAGCAGATTCTGACATTGCAAAAGCCATGTTAGCTGCACCTGCTCCTGAAGAAGCAGAAATTACTCTTCCCGATGAATCAACGGTAATATCAGTTGCGGTGTAACTACCTTTGGCTACTTTAATTATTTTAGGCATTAATTTATTCCTCCTTTATTAATCAGCGAATTCCTCATAAGAAACATGCCATGATAAATCACTTGCTGTTCCTGCTGTAACCGCTAATAAATCTGTCTCGTCTAACCATATAGGAGTATCTATAAAACTCATTGTTGCATCTGCGGGAACAGAAATTGTACTTGCAACTTTATAATAAGTGCTCCCATTATCATTACTAATTTCTATAGTAACATCACATGCGTTAGTTCCGTCTGTGTTAGCGATTAAAATTGTATTTACTTTTGCAGCGTACTCTGCAGTAACATCCACCATAGTTGTTCTGTTTGTATCTCCTAAGTTGCCCATAGCGTTCTTAGGTGTTATCGTTGCGACTGATGCTAGATTTGGTGTTGCCATAATTTAAATTCCTTTAATTGTTTATCAGAAAAGCATAGCGTATACAAGAGCTTTTCCGGAAGAAATACCAAAACCCGACGTAGCAGTCCATTGTAAAGTTCCTGAGCTATCTGATGTGGTTAATGCATAATCTGACCCACTAGCTACTGCAGCTGGTAAAGTCAATGTATAAGAGGTTGTTGTAGCAGCGGCTTTTAACCCTGCATAAGCTGAAGTATCAGCATCCCCTAATTTTAATGTATTTTGATTGGCTAATGTAATTTCTGAAGATGTAGCAAATACATCCACCATATCAGGATTAGTGCCATCATTAGCAGTGGCATAAATAATTTTAGTTCCTTTGTCTGTAGCAGACCATTGTACCGTGTCTCCTGAACCTGAAACATATTTAAATGTGACTGTGTATGCACCTGATGAGCTATTTTTAATTAT